CGTCATCCTGCTTACTAAAAGTAAAAGAACTTATGGGTCTTACATTGTATCTTTCTAGCATATCGGAGTCAATCCCATATGCTGTCCAGTATTCTGCATCACCAGTATTCCAAGATCTAGTATCATAAGACTCTAGTGTAAACTGAGCCCTTTGTTTAATAACTGTATCCGAAACACATTGACCTGTATTTTTTAGATAATCACCATAGTCAGTAATCAACTTATCTACCGCCTCACCTTTTGTAAGGTTAAAAAGATACATCAATAGCTTTACACTATCTCCGCCCTTATCAGTAGAAAAGTCCTTGAAGAAATATCTATCCTGTCTGCAGAAAATGACCATTGAAGGTACACTGTCCCTAGGATTAAACATAGATAATATCTTCACATCCTGACCAACCAGTTTATCACTAAGATTACAATAGGTCTCAAATATCCATGATGTTGGAATATCCAACAGACTATTTACTATGTGCTTAGTGCGTATCATAAAAATATAAAGGGGGCTGTTACACCCCCTTTACAACCTTTAATTTATAAATCTAAATTAAAATCCGCAGAGACTTTTGATGTTGTTGGAACATCTAAATCATCATCACTTCCGGCTGAAAATGATGTTACAGATTCTGTTTTAGCCTTTTTGATATGGGCCTCTGAGTCAAAAGGAATAACCTTGTTAGTCTCAGCATGAGCTTTCTGCATAGCAAGTTGACCTTTAGAAGCTCTAGGTAAATACAAATCATAGTTAATATAACCAGCTTTGTTAAGATACTCACGGCCAGCAACACATAGATTTAGGTAGAAGTCTTTGAAAGGCTTATCCTTATCAAATTGCTCTACAAAAGATTCAATAGTTTCATGAAGATTATCTTGAGCATCAAACCATACCATACAACTAGCCTCACGACAAATAGTTTGGATAGCCTTTAGAATCTCAACATCTCTATACACTTTAATACCAGACTTGGTTTCACCATCAGAAAATGGCCACTCAGAATATCTTACTTTACCAATCTGACCTTTGTAACGAGGTCCATTAGGGTTATCTTTATCAATCAAGAAGCCCTCAAACTCATCTCCAAGACCGGGTGTCTCTAAATGAAGATTGAGATTATAAGCACCTTCTTTATAAGGAACTTTATCAAGAGTAATAGAGTTAATTTTACAAGTAGTGTTACCTGGTTGAATAACTTTAGGTGTACCTCCGCCAGAGGTAATGTTTTTTGTAGTAATCATCGTCTTAGTCTATAAAAATATTTTGCCAATTAATTATTAATGCATTGTCTTCAGATAATTCGGACAGTACAATTTCCTGATTTCTTAAATGTTCTGGTCTAGCACCGCAAGATATTTCATCCGTGGTCTTAAAACTAAGAATATTTTTAGAACCTCTTCGGAACAAATATCCAATAGCATCAGACTGAGAACTAGTAATTCTTTTGAGCTTACCTGTTAAATCAAGGTCTAGAGCATTAAACTCTGAACCATTTTTATCCAACATTACATCTTTAACGTGACCTACAAGAATAATTCTTGGGGCCCATGTTTTAATGTAATCTACCACTTTGGTAAAAGCCTCCCTTAACCAGGGATAACCAGCACCATTAGGCATATTAAGAATATTACCATACTTAGGTTTACCATCCGTAAACCAGTTCTTACCCATAGAAGATTTAGAATATAAATCCTCGGCAAATGGAATACACATTTCCTCAAGTGCGGTAATAGTATCTACAGCAATATACTTATAAGGATATCCAGCCTCTTTGATAGCTTTACCAATAGCACGGATGTCATCAACAGATTTTGCTTTTAACTTAATAGCGTCTACATAATCAGAACCATCTTCCAAGTCTAGGATAAGACAGTTCTCAAGATTAGCCAATAGAGTAGTTTTACCTACCTTAGGTTTAGAAAAGATAATGAGATTCTTTGGACTTTTAGTCTCAGCTGAGACCTTAGTCATAGGTAATACTATCTCACTCATTTTTCTGTAATCATTTTATTCAACCAAGTCTTAGAACTAAGAGGTCTGCCAGTCATAATGGTGGCAAAATCTCTAATAGTCATCTCATCAATAGGAGCATCATCTGTAAGATCCTGCCCAAATGATTCAAATGGATCTGCCGGCATCTTTTCCTTAGGTAGACTTACTTTAATAAGCTCACTTACAGGAACTAGATATCTAACGTGACCCAGATTGTTCGGCTCGGTAGTTTCATACTCTTCTTCCCAATGTGGGTTATAACGCCACACCCACAATGTTCGGTTAGCATCTTCAGGATAGTATTCACTACTAACAAATTCCGTATACACATCAGCTTCTCTTTTAAACTCACTGGCAAAGAAACCTACATAAAGCTCGTCCTTACCTCTTGGTCTATAGGCCATTTTAGGAAAGAATAGAGCTCCAGGCATACCAAGACTCTCAAAGATGTACTGATGTTTTTCTCTTAGATTAGCTACTTTGTCCCTAATGGACATTGGTTCTCCTTTTGTACTTATACTCATTTTACTTATTATTTAGAAATTCTTCGTTCTTGCTGAGCTGGTGTTTCCATCTCAGTTACTTTCATTTTTTCAAACTCGGCTTTAAAAAAGCTCATTCTGTTATCACCATTCCTACATTTCAGGAAGTGCATAACAAGGATTTTATCATTCTCTATTACATATCTATCCGGACCATAGAATCTAATCTTCTGTTTACCGGGTCTGTTAAGGCCAATAAGAGTATCGGCATGTTGTAACAAAGCATCTGACCCAAAAATGTCAGACTCTAGAATGTAATTACCGTACTTACCGTCCTCATTCCTTTCGGGATTGTCTATACTACGGTTAAGCTGGCTCAGAACAATAAAAGCAATAGGATACCTTCTCTTCAGTTCGGTAACTGCCTCACCTAGATTATACAGGGTATCATACTTGTCCTTTTCAAAAGGAGCTTTCTTAAGCAAAAGAGAGTGGTCAAGGGTTACAATAGTCTTTGTATATTCAAAGGTACCATCCTCATGTCGGATAGCGTTCTGTCTCATATACAAACCTATTTGCTCCTTAAACTCATTAACTGTAATAGGTTCTTCTACTACATCAATAGGAAACCCTATTCTCTTTTTAGCATACTCATAACACTTTACCAAGTCTTCACTTGATAATTTACCATCTGCACTACACAAGTATTTATAGGTTCTACCTATAACACTTGAGTACTCTCTGATAGCGCTGGTTCTAGCCAGCATCTCAAACTGAAACTCCAACACTCTGAAAGCTTCCCCTTCATTCCGTTCAAAAGCTTCCCTGATAATCTGATCCTTAATCAGGGTTTTGCCGGCACCGGGTCTACCACCAATAACAGTGAGTGAGCTCCATTCTATACCATCTGTAGTTGCATCATTAAACTTTGTCCACGGAGTCTTAATACTTTTAATCCTACCTTCCATTCTTCCCTTCATGTATTCAAGGGATTGCTGAAAGGCTTCTTTCTGGCTTTTCCAGAGTGTAGGTGTCTCCATGTTGGTTTAGATAAAAAAGCACAAAGGCTGACGGCCCTTGTGCAGAGTCAAATATACAGTAAAATCAAGAGTTACACAACTTTTTCTGAAAAATGATTGGTATCATCTTGATAATCACCACTAATAATTTGTGAACAATAGTTA